TTAGATTTAGCGACCTGATTAAAATACCATTTTATTTGTTCGTAATCAGAAATTGGATTCCTATATCCCAAGCCTTCAAAATAAATGTTCATTTTTTAATTGATTCTTTGTTTATTTTAATTGTGATAAATCTTCAATGCTTTTTTCTTTTTTCGCTAAATATTCTTTTCCGGCACTTTCACATTCTTTTGGTGGACATATTTCTGGGTGCATGTGGGAATAATGAGCCTGATTAAAACCCGCGTAACATGCTTCTAAAATGAGTTCTTTAATTCTGGTAATTAGTTCATCTTTCAGCACATACTCAATATCATTTTCAAATATTTTATCGCGACACCAACTTACTTCTGATAAGTCGTTAAAATTTTCGCCGTCATCCATCGGGCAGTCTTCACCTATTTGCAGGTAGATTGTTTTTGGAATGTTTGTCATAAATTTTGTGATTTAATTTTTTTTAAATGTTCCTCTACACTTCGCCAAAAGATAATTTGATATTGAGGCATACCGGATAATCTTAAAATCTGGTAAACGATTCAGTTTTTAAAATGTTATTTATAGCGGTCAGTACACCTCATCGTAAATAACATCCCACCTTTTTCGATATTGTTCAACTGCCAACTTTGCGTCATAAAGGCCATTTTCAAGATTATTTATCACTTCGTCGGCTAATTGAGATATACGAAAGCTAAATCTTGCATCGCGCAAATAAGTTTCACCGTAATCACAATTATCGTTCTTAATTAGCTGGCTAAAACATTGGATAAAATCACAGCATCCTTCAATACCGCAACTATCACATAGACTGCAATAAGGGCTATCGTTTTTTAAATTCCCTTCTTCTGCCAACATACCGTTTTGCTCAAGGCTGGCTGAAGGAAGTGATTGATCTTTTTGTTCGTTATTCATCTTTTGTTTATATTTTCGAGTGAAGTAATTCTATTTCCAGCCCTGCGCAAAGCGGGCAGGACGTTGTGCGTCATTGAGAGACAGACCGCATAACTTCTAACTTTTGTAGTAAAGACGGGAATTCATTAATTACAGCATTATAATTTCCATTACGCATATCTGCTTCTATTTTTAAAACATGCTTTCGTAATTCTTTGTAGCTTGTTTCTGAAAGACATATATTCGAATCGAACAATAGCACTTCTGACAGTGTACATTGCGAAAGGTTTTCAAAATACCTTTCTGGCAGATCAGGTATTATGCGAGCTTCATGTATAAGACTTTTTATAGTCGTTTTTGTGCTATACAATTTAGGCGTAGTAGTACCGTAAATTCCTTTATGTAAAAGAGCGCGGTCAACGTAAATTCCAGCGTATGTAAGAACCAAAAACGAACGCACAACATTGTGTTTGGCGCAAGGCTGGCAGACCTGCGAACTATGAACATTTGTACTGCTTTCAACTTCGGTTGCAGCAGACGAACTTTTTTCAATTTTTTTCATTTTATTCAACTTTTAGTTTTTAATTAATCTTTTGTTAGGGCGTGACAGTGCGCTATTCCAGTCCATCGCCAAGCCCTAAAACGTTAGTGGCTATACTACATCTCAGAAAAATCAACGCTCTCTGAATAATATCCGTTTGAGTTCCCATACCAGCGAATAGTAACATATCCTTTCTCTGTTGCCAAGTTGTAAAAAGTCCATGTAGAGCTCTCGTTATACTCACTTGATGAAGAACTTTCCGCCGCCGCCAAAATCGGTGTGTTAAGCAAGTCTTTTAAATCACCGTTTATATCTTCAAGCGATACGCTTTCGCAGCAATCTTGCGAATGATACATTTGATACTGCTTGCCTTCGCTGTCAGTAAATGTTATTCTTTCTTTATCATCACTAACGACAATTTCGGTTAAAGTTTTTCCGACTAAATCTTCAAATTTCATAATGTTTATTTTTAATGTTTGTAATCAATTTTGTTTACCGTACAGCAGCCAACAATCGGTTTTCTGCTACGGGGCGAAAATACAAATACTCAACATTTGTTTTTTTTACTGATTTATAAATTTTAAAGTATGTAATATCCGAGCGGCATTTCTTAAAGTAAATTGTTTACAGGTACTAATTTTGGTGTCCAATCGGTTAAAGCTGTGTACTGCCTTGTTAATGTGTTGTAAGTAAATTGGCACAATCCCACTTTCCCAAGCCAACTTTGTTTTACTTTTTGCACATGAATATCTACGGTTTCAACATCTCTGTAAACTGTTATTCCGTTATGTGTTTTATTAAAGAAGTTTGCAGATCCGCTTATTGAGTAAAGTGTCGGCACATCATACTTTTTTTTATCTGTTTTTTGAACTTTTGTAGGGTGGGCCATTAAGAAAATATGAACCTGAAATTTTTTAGCAAACTGAATAATTTTCGATAGTGCTACACTGACATACTCTGTTTCACTCATGAACGAATCTCTTTGATGTTCTAACCAGTTCCAGGGGTTTATACAGAATCCTTTTATTCCGAACCTTTTTACCATTTTTTCAGCAAGCGAAAGCACAGAAGTTAAATCGGTATCTATATTTTCGGTGTCCATGAATTTAAAATGGTCGTCCACAAATATTAACCCTCTCTCATATTCTGTTTGGCTTATCCGATTAGCTTTATCCTGTCTGAAATCAAATGATTTTCCAATGTATTTTTCCATCAACTTGGTAGTTGTTTGGTGTGGTGTTTCTTCAAATGAACACATTCCCCAAATCCAATCTTCATATTTTCCCAAATTTGACATAATTAAGTTGGCAAATTCATCTTTACCATGTCCGGGTATTCCGGTAATCATAGTTAGTTGCCCGGGAACAAAAGTTAGATAGTTATCAAAATTTTCTATTCCTGCTCTCGCTCCTTTAGGATAGCCGTGTTCGTACCATGATTGTATTACAGGAAACATTTGATCCATAGAAATAATTCCTTCCAATGGGATTTCCTTTGCTTCTGAAATTACTTTAACTACTGTCTCTTTTCCGTAAGTCATCAGTACTTCGTTAACATCTTTACAACCTTCGGGATAAAACACAGTGAAACACTTTTCTTTCCCTAATCGTCTGGCAAGTTCATCCCTTAAAGAAATTCCGGCTTCATCGTTATCGACCGCTAAAACAACTTTAGATTTATTTTCAAAGAACTGCCAACAATTATCCAAATACTCTAATTTTTGGCTTCCTTTGCTTGCTCCGTTAGGTACTGAAACTCCATTATAAATTCCACATTCATGTAAAGTCAGGCAATCCATTTCTCCCTCTACTATTACACATTCCTGTTCTTCTGCTATTGAATTAATATTGTAGAAAATTAATTCAGCGTCCTTTGCCATTTTAAAGCTCTTTTTCGGCCCTCGAAATTTAATGTTGGTTAATTCCTCGCCCCGATAGTAGTTAAAGCAAATACAAGCCACTTCCTTTTCAAATTGGGGCATCCATTCTTTTGCCTCTGTTACATTAAATCTCAATAGTGTGTCATTAGATATTCCTCTTCCCTCAAAAAATTCAATAGTTTTCTTTCCTACTTTTTCAAGGCGAGGAAGCGGTCTTATATAAGTTTTTTGTGGCTTAAACTCTTTAACCGATCCTTTGAAGTCGCAATTATGGCAGTTAAACAATCCTTCAACTATATCCACGCTTAAACATTTATCTCTGCTATGTTTCCTTGTGTGGCTACATTTAGGACAAATCATTTTTCCTCCAACCGCTTTTGAAATGTCTATGCCGTATTTATCCCAGTTAAAATTCATATCACTACTGATTTTTTTTGATTAATAGGAACAACATTTGCGACCTTTGGAAATTTTTGATATTTTGCCGTTCTTAAAAAGAAAGTATAAACCGCTTCTATATTCGGGTGATAATTTTTGCCGGTAAGATTTTCTGTTTTGAAAATTTCCCACAGCGTTAATACTGTTTCTTCGTCAATTATCACATATTGAGAAATGCCTACACTTTCAATATATTTTTCTAAAATAACCTTTGGTAATTCTCCAACATCTTCGGCTTTTGGCATTGTAGGAAAATTTTTTTCTTTATATTCTTTATTTACTTTACTTTCCTTTACTTTACTTTGTGTAGTTTCTACCCCTTCGGGCGGAGTTTCTTCCATGCCAGACGGAGTTAATTCCTGTTTTGCTGGAGTTTCTTCCCTAATTTTGGGAATTAATAAATTAAACTCCGGCTTTATTGAACATTTACGCTTTGCTTTTGTTACGATTTCAAACCATCTTTTTTGGATTCCATTGGAAGTTAAAATACCGAACGACTTAAACATTTCTTCATTTAGAAAGCCTCGTTTAAGCAATTCACCAATAACGTCATTCACCAGTTCAAAACTTACATTCTTAAAGTTCTTTTTGGCAAACAACATGGCTATTTCTTCATTCCATTGTGTATAATATCCTTGTCTGTAAATCCATAACAAAATCTTTATAGCGATCAACTCTCCCTTTTCGGCGAACCTTTCACTAACGAAAAGTATTTTTATATCATCAAAAAAGTTTACATCAATATTTATATATTCTAAGCTCTCATTAACAGGGCGAGACATTTATTTTGGTTTTTTGCGGTTAGGAAAATTGGATTATAAATTTTTTCTCAAAAAGTTTTTTAAATAATTGGTAAAAAATGGATCGGTATCTATTTTTACAGATAATCTTAAAATATCATCAGCTAAAAATCCTTTCATTTTTAAAGACGTAAGTAAATAAGTTTCATGCTTTTTTCTGCTATTTTCGGCAGCATGGCAATCAGCACACAATGTGGTAAGCATATCTAAAGGGTATTCCCACGGCTCAATACCTGGAATATAATCTAAGTGGTGAACTTGTAATTCTAATTTAGAGTTTCCACAACGGGTACAGCAAAAATTGTCTCTGCTAAATACCTCTAACCGGCGGCGCTGCCATAAAGGATTAGTTAATTTCTTTGAATAAGAAGATTGTTCTGAATTCATTTGTCGCTGCTTTTAAGGTGGTGAGTAAAGAAAACGGGTCTGGGAGTAGGAAGCAGCGACGCAAACCTATGCAAGAGGAGTGACCCTCCGATCCCAGACTTATCTTTAGTGAATTTTGTTGAATGTACATTGCATATTATTAGTTTACGTCGCTGTGAATGCAATGTACTACTATTATTCAATCCCACAAAAATATTTGCCATAAATCAGTTATATTTTTCAAATTATTGGAGTGTTATTATTGGATAAAATCTAATCTCTTAATTCGTGTTACATAAGCGGGTTATTTTAGTGCGCGATTTACGCTTCTTTCACACCTTCTTTTTTCTTCCGGTTATAAGGGTATTTTGCCAGATTTTCTTCTCTTTTAAACTTCTGAATAAAGAATCTTGTTGTTCCTAAAATACTCGACATTTGAGGCTCTGTTAATTTTAAGTAGTTGTTGCGGATGAAGTTCTTTTCGTGGTCGGTCATACAAGTTCTTCTTTTAAAACATCAAATAAAGTGGGTACATTCATTTTATGATGCATCGCGTGTATGTAGCTTAATCCGTCCGCATAATATTCTGAATTAAGTTCTACAGATACCGACCCCCTTCCCATTTCCATTGCCACGTAAGGAGTAGAAAATAAACCTCCAAACGGATCATCTACAATCTCTCCTTTCATGGAGAATCGATTGATCAGTCTTTTGATGATATCGATCTGCAGAGGGCAAATATGTTTTTCTTTTTTTGAAGAAACCTGTTTTGCGTTTAAGGTGTTCATCCGGTTTACATCGCTCCAAACCATATCCGTATTAGAATGGACCGGAAGTGTGGTGAATAGTTTTGAAAGTTTCCCCAAATCTTCAAGGTCCTGACAGGTTCGTAAATGTTCCTCATAAGAATAAATCGATTCTTTATTATGCTTTGCCCACGACTTACAGATTTTATCGAAGTCTAAAGTTTTAAGTTCATCATAAGTAAGGAAGCGATCTCCATTAGAACGGTAATAAGCGTGAGCGTCTAATTGCCAGGTAGAAATATCATATTCTTCTTTTGTTTTTTCTACTGGTTCATCTGCATAGGCATTATTCATTTGCGAAGGAGCCTTCCTGAATAACAAAACATATTCCGGCATCCCGCAACCCATTTTAGTAGCATCTTTGCATTGCTCTGTCCAGCCTAATCTATAGGTTTGATTATTTTCCCTTACCACATCGGTTGTTACTGTGATCTTTCCTAACAAATAGAACCCATGCTTTACAAAGTGCGCTACCGTTTGGCCTGAAAAATCATCTATTGTGGTGAACTTGGTGCCATTCTGATATGAATAACGGATCCTGTCTTTTACGTGAATAGCAGCGATACGCCCAGGTTTTAAAACTCTCAATAAATTAGGAGTTAAATACTCCATTTGTTTAAAGAAGTTTCCATTCCCGTGATTATGCCCCATATCGTTATAATTATCTGAATACTCGTAATGATCTCCGAAAGGGATTGAGGTTAAGATCATGTGTACAGAATTATCCGGCATTTCATTTTTATCGGAGTGAATGATCACCGTATCGTTATTATAAAGTGTCGCACCACCGATAATAATTTTCTTCCCATTCTTAAATAGTTGTCTTTCCATTTGCTGTTTTATTATGTCTTTGTTTAATCCAAATTCTTTTACCAGTTCAATCATATTTTGTTGGAGTTCTTTGTGTTTTTCCCACTTCTTGTAAAGCACTTTCAAAACTTCATATTCATTCTCAGTGTAGATGATGTGAATGTTTACCTGTTTGGTTTGGCCGAATCTGTAAATCCTGTGAATGGCCTGAATAAAATCGTTAAACTTGTAGTCTATACCGGCAAATATTGCCGTATGGCAGTATTCTTGAAAGTTGCAGCCCGATCCTGCAATCCTTGCTTTGGTGAGTAGGTACTGATATTTATTTTCTGAAAAGCCGATCAATAAATCTTCCTTAACAGGATTAGGCTGTGCGCCATAAACAGACTGTGCGTTTTTTTCTTTAAAAAGTTTCTCCAAATACTGCCTTTCTGCTTCAAGATGATGCCATACAATAGCCGAATCGGTTTCTATTGCAAGTTCAAAAGCTTTATCACAGCGGTTTTTTATTGATTCTCTTTTTTCGCGGGAAACCTCAATCAGGCTTTTAGAAATGTCCTTGAACATTACCAGTTCCCCATCTTTGTTAATGTAACTTTCTTCGCTGTCAACGCTTACGCAATGTTCTACAATATTCATTTCAGGCAAATCATAGCCTTCATCAGAATAACCCAAATCAGAAGGTTTATTTACAAATACCGCCCATGTAGAAACCCACATCCAAAATTCTTTTTTCTTGTTAGGGTAAAGGGTAAGATTGCCGGCTTTGGTGGAATCTCTTTGAAAGAATCTTGTGAGAGCGTGACCTCTGCTGATCACTCCGAGATAATCGGCATAATTTAAAATTTCTATGAAATCGTTTGGTGTAGGTGTAGCAGTTGCAACGAATCTGTAAGGAACTTTTTTAAAGTGAGAAAGAACGTAATTTGTTGTTTCTGTTTTTAAATTACGAAGAATACTTGCTTCGTCAAAAGATACTCCGCAAAACTTTGAAGCATCAATATCTCCCATCCTTACACGCTCATAATTGCTGAGATAAATTTGCGGTTTGTAATCCTGAATCGTATCGGTATCGGTTATGTAAGTAATCTCATAGCCTGTGTTTAACTTCCGGTTATCGCGTTTAAATTCACCTGAAACAGCGAGCGGACAAACAATTAAGAACGGTTTATTTTCTTTGTCAATACACTGCTTTGCAATTTCGAGCTGCATAAAAGTCTTACCCAAACCAAAGTTTGCAAACACGGCCCTGCGCCCTCCTTTTAGTGCCCAAAGGCAAATATCTTTTTGATGAGGCTTTAATTTTGAAGCCATATTTTTTTCGTCAACTTCAAAGCCAAAATCTTCTGATATAACTATTTTGCTTTTTAAAAAATCTTCGTATCGCATATAAATATTTCTCTTTTAAGATTAGTTTTTAAATTCTCCTCTGTTATTGTCATTAACATTCCTTTCTTAGTTTCTGATTTTGTAAACTTGTACTCATAACTTATCTCTTTTCCTTTTATAGTTCTTACTAATTCAAGTTCGTTGCTGTCAGAAATACAGATTAGCTTTTTAGGAATCATGGTAGCAACTTTTCTATTTCCCAGCTTTGGTATTTATTCCAAACTTTAGCTAAATGCTCTGCTTTAATTTTATCATCCAGCGTTTTTACGGTTAATCCGTTGTCAATAAAACCTAACTTTTGAGCCAGTTCATAAAAATCTGATTTTAAAGATTCCACTTGTCTTTCTGTTAAAGCCTTTCTTTTGAAACGGCCTATTCTGTTGGATAATTCACTTACCAACTCATAAGTATCAAAATCTTCAATATCAAACTCTACTTCTACTTCTGTTGTAATTCTTGACATATCTTTAGTTTTATATGTAGTATTCTTTGTACTTGCCATTAATAAGTTTGCTCTTAATATCTACCCCTTGATTTTTTAAATCCAAAATCCTTCTTGGAAGGGAACTTATCCCATAATTTATCATAGCATCCCTTACGGTTAACCTGTAGCCACTTTCCAGCATTGCTTTTACCATTTTGCATTGTGTGTTTAATTCGGTTCTATTGGCCTCTAAAATGGCTTGGCTTTCGTTATTGTTTTCGTGGGTATGTACGAAGTCTATTTCTTGTTGTAGCATGGCTAATAAATTTTAAAAAGGCATTTCAGATTCAGTTTCAAGATGTTTTATCCTTAGTGCCGCCTGTTCTTTTTCAGAAAGAAGGTCAAAACACTTTCCTTTAACCCATCCACCACAATAACAGCTATCGGAGGAGTGTGTTTCACTTTCTCTTTTACATCCTGAGGAATCAGATATTTTAAAAGGATTCCGTCTTTTACTAAAAGCCCAAGCGACACAATCAGCCCAACAATATCTACCGGGAAATTTTTTGTTTAACCAGTAAACAAACTTTAGTTTTAATTTTTGCATTCTGTTTCGTTTAATTCTTGAATTAATATATCTGGCACACGTCCTTTTTCTTTTGAATTCATTAGAGGATAAAGTATTTTAAACTTTCTCACTATTTCTGGCCACGCGTTTGTTATTTGTAAATCTTCTAAAGTCAAAATATTATTATCAAAATTTGTATGATGAGATTTGCCGTAGAAGCATAGCTCTAACCAGTTTTCTTCATTCCACTTTATACTTTTAAAAATCGCTTTCTGGAATAAGTGAGCCACGCTGCATTTATATTCATGTGTTCCTTTACAAGTTCTTTCATTACACACAATACATTTGCCGGTCATTTCTAAATGCCTTGCAGCAAACCAGGCATCTCCCAATTTTTTATCTTCAATTTCTTCTTTTCGTTTTTCGCTCATTTTAGAAATAGGTTTCGGCTTTTTTTCTTCTTTTACTGCAAGTCCTAATTTTTGCTTTTGGCGTTCTATAAGGTATTGATCGGTCATTCTGTTGTTTTAAAATACTGTGATAATGTGCGAAATATTTATTGATATTGTTTTTTCATATTTAGTACTTTCACCATTCAGTCTTTCCCCATAAAATATTTCTGTCACGCATATAAAACCGAATTCATTGTTCATCCAAATCTTCTTTCACTGATATTTCTCTTTTTGTTGTAAGTATACTTGCCATTTAATCTATTATTGAAGGTTTTTAATTAAGTGTTATTGGTTTTTTATCTTTAGTCCATTCTACTGAATCGCCAATTTTTTTAGAAGATGAATAAGTTATTTCTTCTTCCTCATAACAAACTATTTTTCCGTCCTCAATCCATCCATGAGATAAGCAAGATGGGGCTCTCATATCAAGAATTTTACCGCAGCCTTCACATTTTAATTGATGTTCTTTTGGTATCATTTTAAATTATTGAGCGTATTGAGCAAATGTTCTTTCACTTTTTAATGAAGAAATAATTGTGCGTATAGCATCGATGGTGTGGGTTGTTAATCGGCTTACTCTTTCGGCTAAATCATATACATATCCGGTATCACTGCATTGGCTATCTATGTAATCTTTAGCGAGTGATGGACTGAAATATTTATCATTCGCCTTACTGCTAAATGCTAATTTTTCATAAGCGGCTTTCTTTTCTTCACGGAATTTCCTTTGCCATTCAG